TTACCATCGGCCTGCTTAGTGCCAAACAGTGTAGACATAGAAGCTACACCGAATCCTGCATCCCATTTATTATTGCCAGTATGGTGTTCCCTTAGGATTACACCACGAGTAGCAAGATGTTGACGGATGCCCTCATCTTGAGTTAAGAATGATTGAAATGCGTTGCGCTCTACGATCCACTCAGAAGGTTTATAGATCTCAGTCCAGTCAAAGATTAACTGTCTAATTTGTGCTGGAGTCGGGCGAGTAATCTTGATAACATCAACAATATAACGTTTATGGGAAGTACGATCAATTGCGTAGCAAACAGCAGCAGTGTCACCGACCATTGCAGGATCAAGACCACATATAAAAGTAAAACCCTGCATATCCTTTGGATGACCTGGGTAACCTGCATTTAGTGGACCACTCTTTCGCATACCATCAATAGATCCTCTAACACATACAGGATCAAAGACTGCATCATCTGATATATCTTGTTGCTGGTAAATCAAGGCCCAAGTAGAGGCATCCATTGATTGACGTTCATTAAATAAATTTCTACCAGACCAGCGAGGGTATAGACCTTCCTCGTTCTTGTCTGCTTCCTCTTGCCCATCAAAGGGTTGATCAGAGGCTGGCCATAATGTAGTCCACTTATCGGGATCCTCATTAGACTCAAGTAATGCTGGCATTGCCAGATAGGTCCAAGGTACTAGACCACCAGGATATCTATCAGGATTGCGTAACTCTTTGTATAGATCAACAGAGGCTACACGGGTACCAATAATAATAAGTTTACCGGTAGGGTTAAGACGAGATCTAACATCTTGGGTTAACCACTTGATCTGTCGCTCAAAGTCATTAGCATTGGATAGAGTTACAGCATCATCTACTATAATCATATCTGCTCGTTTACCGTAGATCTGACCACCAATACCGACTGCTTCTAGGTTGGGATCTTTCTCACTGGATTCACGCAACTCATCCCCGAAGGTAACACGGGTTGCTTGCCAAGAGGCGCTCTTAGATTTAAAGCCTACCCCTGCAGCGTAAGCTGCTTGCAACTGCTCATACATTGGATGAGTCAAACGTTGCTTTATAGCGTATAGAAAGTCCCCAGCTAATCGCTGAGTCTGAGAGACTATTAGAACTCTAAAGTTTGGATTTTGACATAGTAGCCAGGTTACGTAGTCAACTGTAATGGTAATTGACTTGGCGTGGTTGGGAGGTATGTTTAAAAGTATGCGGTTGTTATTTAGACCCTTTTCATACTTCATACTGGGATGAAGCCAAGATGGATCTCTACCCTCTATTACATCCACCAAGTTTTGTTGATGGGGGAAGGTCTGGTTATGAAGGAAGCGTTGCCTAAACTCTGCGAAGGTTAACTCTCTAGTATCATCGGATGCAAAGTTTTTTTCTCTAAGACCTAACCTAGTTCTATCTACCTTGTCAGAGAAGACCTTGTCGGTTCTGCGGTAGTACTCGTAGGTCTTCATAGATTTGCCGGCGGAGGCACAGGCCTGCTCTACCGTCATACCCTCTGCTACACAATTTAAAATTATTCGCTTTGCGATGTCTGCTGAATTCTCAGCCATTAGATTCCTCTTGTGGATAAAGCTGTGGATAAGTCCCGTAATTGAAATTTTTAATTTTATACTAGGCAGAGAATGATTATACTGGATCAGATAATCTATTACACCTGCCGCTTTAGCGTAGCTTGAAAAACTCCCGAAGGAGCCACAGCGACTGAGGGGTAAAACCTCGTCTCGCCCTTAGGGTCTCGCCGAGGTATCAACCGAGGCGATAGGGTCGTAAAACTAGAGCGGGTTCGTTTTACTCCCCTACTATATATAAGGCGGGAAATTAACTCCATTTCCCGTTTTTTGGTAAAAAATCTTTATAAATGTGATGAACCTCACTAACAAAGTATATCAAATCGGACATTACGGACATCTACGGTGGTAGCCCTGGGTAGCTTCACTTTAGTCAAAATATTTATTTGGGGAGTACAGTAACCAGCCCGCTCGGATTTAACATAGGGGGGTCGGTTTTTTGCGTATTGTGAGCCTAATCCGCCACAATCTGGGGAGATTATGCCCGCCTACTGTGGGGAATTGTGGGGAATTGTGGGAGATGTAGTTAAAGTCTAAGGGCGTGCCAGTAATATCGGCAAGCTGTGGCACTCTCCCCTCAGCTCTCAGCTGTAAAGCTGTGAAGCTCTCAGCTGTCAGCTCTCGCCAGCTGTCGCCAGCTGAACCAGCTCGCCAGCTGAAAACTCTAACCCTTTACTTTAGACTTCTCAGCTGAGCTTTATCCCGACACAGCTTTAAAATAGTTTGGCTAAATACTTGACATAGGGTAGACACCCGTATAAATTGCTCCTAGTGAGCTGACCAGCTCGCACTAGACGAAAGTAGGATAAATAAATGAACCTAACCCGTAAGGATAAAGCCAAGGTGGAGGATATTTTAAGCTCCTTATACGCTGGTGTAGTAATGAGCCTTAGAGATCCCGTAAGTGAAGAATATAAGCGAGTAGATAAACGCCTTAAAGAAGAGCTGAAAGAATTACGCACCGCCTTAGGTATGGAAGGGGGCAAGTAATGGCTAAGTATAAGACACCGAGCTTTATTCGCCCCTGCGATAAGTGCGGGCAGGGCAAGGGATATCACAGCGAGGGAGTGGATTATCGCCTATGCGATACCTGTTTTAGAGCTAAGTGCGATAGTCAGCTCTTGGAATATATAGCGAGAGGGGGCAAGTAATGAGCCTTACCTTAGAGAGTGCCCGAGAACTTTACGGGGCAGTAAATCAAGATGAAGCTGGCAGATATTACGTTAAAGAGCTGGGCAAGCCTAGAAAATACGGCTACCACACCAACCTAGGCGAGCTATATGTCTGCTTCACCTGCGGACACTTATGCGAGTGCGGGGAGTAATAGCTTAGTGGTGTCCTGTCCTCTCTCCTGCTACAATAGGGGAGAGGGCGGGATACTCCTAAACGGGAGTATTTTAACTAGACGAAGGGCAATAAATGAACACAGTAGAGAGAATGGTAGAAGAGATACGCACCGAACTATCTAGGGGCGAAGAGCTGGAAGATATTAAAGATAGAAGCGGGGAATTCATAGATAGCTGGCTACCCGTTTACAATAACCGCATAATAGAAGAGTGGACGCTTATGCCTAATGATTACACCGACAGGGGAAGCGCAGAATTAGGCACAGGGCAGGAGATAAGTATTATCAATCTAATGACCTTGGATTTATATCTTTATTACTCCGACCTATTCGCTGAAGCTGTCCAAGAGGTAGAAGACCAGCTGGAGCAATCAACGCTTGAAGCTTGGGCGGAAGGGGTTAGTAAATGAGAAGCGCAAAATATTACCGAGTAAGGACAGCGGTGCGGGCGGTGTTTTGGCTAGCACTACTGGCAGGGCTTTACCTAATCGCCACCCGTATCTGGTGGGGAGATGGTGGGTTATGTATCGGCACACTAGAGAGGTGCGGGCTATGAATTGCGACAGGTGCGGGCAAGTAATGAGGGAAGGCTCTCACTACTGGGGCAAGTATTGTCAGGGTGAGGGATGTTTTAATAGCGAACTAGCTCGGCTAATTTACGGGGCTAGATATAAGAGAGAAGGGGCAAGCAAGTGAGAGAGTTAGAGAAGTTTTTAGATAGCGAAGGGGAGTGGCTACTGGATAAGCTCTTTACCGCTTAAGAGAGAGGGAGAGCGCAAGATGATAGAGCACCACTTTATTATCACATACAGTAAGGAGAGAGGGTGGGAGTGGGATACAGATAGCGAAGCTTCCCGCTACCAAGAGGGGACAGTATGGGATACAGAGAGCGAGAGCTGGAGTATGGGTTATCTAGGAGATGGAGAGTATCTAGATGATGATGACCTAGTAGGTGAGCAGTTAGGCACAATACTAGAGATAGCTAACTCAGCAAGTAAATAATTTAGTGGCGAACTATCGCTACGCTCCTTGTCTAGGGGAGTGTGGCGGTGGTATTCTACTAACCAATAGTAGGAGAGAGGGAGAGGGAGCGGTGTTAGATATTGCTA